CCGGGTCTTACGGAGTGGCTGGGTCATTCTTGGCTGATTCAACCTTGGACGTAGCTCTGTTCCGATTTAAGCCAACTACAACGAGCAGCGTATTCTACAACTTCATCTTCAGCTATAGGGCGCTTTGATCATGGAAATCTCTTATAACTACATCACAAAAGTGATCGCAGTTACCTTTGAAGATGGTTCGGTTGTGGTCTGTGATAATAAAGAGAGTTACCTAGCTCAATTTCCAGACAGGGGACCAGATTGTGTGGCTATTGGTTGGGAAGATATTCCAGAATAATAAAACACACAGTCATGTTTGTAAGGATACCCTAACAATGTTCCTAAGTAAAAAACTAACTGCTGGCGTTGCTGCTGTAGTTATTGCCACGGCCACCCCATTTATCGCTAAGTGGGAAGGTTTAGAGACTACAACCTACAAGGACATTGTTGGGGTCCCTACTGTCTGCTACGGGGAGACCCGTGGTGTCAAGATGGGGGACACCTACACCAAAGAACAGTGTCTTGCCATGCTACAGGTTGGCGTATCAGAGTTCTATGCCAAACTACAACCTTGCATGATTAACAAGAATATCCCTGTAGGTGTCCAAGCATCCCTTCTGGAATTGGCATACAATGTCGGAACTGGGGCAGTCTGTAAATCCACTATGATGAAATTGGCTAATCAGGGTAAATACAAAGAGTCTTGTAACAAACTCGGTAAGTGGGTCAAAGCTGGTGGCAGGACTATCAAGGGCCTAGAGACCCGGGGGGCAGACAGCAAGGTTACGCCCTGTAGGAAGGGGCTGTGAGGTGCGTCCACTGATCTTGGTAGCGCTACTAACCCTAACTGCTTGTAGTGGTCCCTTGGGCTTCCTAACGGGCGGTGGACCTAACGTAGCAGCCAATGTACAAGCAGGGAAAGAGAACACCCAACAACTTGTAGGTAATCAAACCAATACGGAAGCAGGACGTGACATAGTTCAACAGACCTCTCCTATAACATCAGATAACATCGAAGAAGTTACGATCCAACAAACTCCACTCTGGATGATGTTGCTTCTGATCCTTGGGTGGTTGCTACCATCCCCTAATGAAATCTCTAGGTTTATAAGAGGGCTATTTAAGAGATGAACTATTTGGAATACATTATTGGGAGTGCAGTTGCTGCTGTATTCTCAGCCGGTACTTGGCTCGTCCGTAGGGTTCTCACAAATGAGAAACAGATTGCCATCCTACAGAAAGAGGTAGCCTCAAGAGATGAAAGACGTAATGAAGACCGTGAGATTATGCGGGACATTCAGACTGACTTGAAAGAAGTCAAACGTGACATCCTTGACATCTATAAGAACCAACCCTCAGAATAAATAGTGCATAAATAAAAAAAGCCAGTAAGCTAGGACACATGATCCTGACTTACTGGCTTTTTTCATTTGTATCAGTCTTCTTGTTCCAGCTCTGAGATCAGACGATCCAGATACCAGCGTGCCTTCTTGAGGTCTTCCAGAGGCTTCTGCTTGTAACGCCAGCGGTGCAAATACTTCTTGCAGTTACCTTCCAGATAGCCTGTGTAGCCTTCCCACGAGAGGTTGTCCTTGAGGTAATCAATACACTCAATACTACCGTAGTTGTAGTGATCAGGGTTGTTCACAGCATCAGTAGGTGGGGCTTCATCTTGCTGGAAGAAGTCATTCAGTTGATCACTCTGTTGCATAAGCGCATTCCAAGCTGCATTCTCCCAATCTGCGTACTTCCGTAGATTCTTGTAGTTATACCAAACACTCTCCGGGAAACCCTCAAAGGTAACTAGGGCACCAGTAGCACACAGTTTGTCCACTACACCATAGCCGAGACTGCGATTGTCATCATTCAAGGTGACAGTATCACCAACATTAAAAGTCATCAGAGATTCTCCTCATAAAAAGCAGCTACCCACTGCTTGCATATATCACTACGAACCACATCGTCAAGAGTAAACTCGATGATAGGGATGTCCATCTGGTACTTCTTGGCTAGGTGAATAGCCTTAGATAGGCCAGACTGTTGCTTGATGTCGGACTGCCGAATGTCACCAGAGAGGACAAAAGTACAGTTCTCACCAATCCTTGTAGTCAACATCTTCAACTCTTCGATAGTCAGGTTCTGGGCTTCATCGCAGATCACAAAGGCGTCATTGAAGGATGATCCCCTCATGTACTCTAGGGGTGCCATACGAATGTTCCCATTCTTGACACTGGTCTCGACTACACCCTTCCCCATCTGCTCTTCCATGACGCTCAGGAGAGGCGATAGCCAAGGCCCATACTTCTCACCCATGTCACCCGGGAGAGAGCCTAGAGACTTACCTACAGAGACTGCTGGCCTAGTCAGGATGATCTTGTCGATCTTACGCCCAAGGTAGAGGTTACAAGCAAAGGTAACAGGTATCCAAGTTTTTCCTGTACCACTTGGGCCTAGAGCGATAACCTGACTGCTTTTCTTTAGAGCCTCTAGGTAAGAACGCTGATTTTCATTGCGGGGGAGAATTGGTACTAGTTTACCTACAGACTCTTCTTCTGCATTCTTGTACTTCGTTACCCGCTTACCTCGTGGCTTCTCTGTGATCATTCGTCCAACTCCTCTAGGTATTTGTAGAGTTCAGCGCAGCCACCTACATGGGTACCATCATGCCAAATCTGAGGGACAGTCTTTAGTCCTGCCTTGCCCATAAGTTTCACAATCACAGTCCGGGATCACGAATGGATGGAAGTTGGTGCTTGGGTCTACAAATACTTCGATGAGGTCTCTGGTGTGTCTTTCTTGCCACACTCTGACCATAGCTACCAACAGGCACCCTACCAAGAGTGTACTGAACGAGAGTACCTTGAGGCTCTGGCCCTTATGCCTGCTAAGATTGATTGGGCAAGGCTCAGTGAGTATGAGACTGAGGATACTTCTAAGGGAATGAGTACCTTCAACTGCGTCGGTGGAGCCTGCGAAATCGTAGACCTGACATAATGTTCTACATCATCACCCGTGACGATTGCTCTTGGTGTGACAAAGCCAAGGAAACACTTAGCAAAAGGGGGGAGCCTTACGAGGCTTTCCTCTACACCGACCACCCTATGATTGTGAAACTTATGGGCAAGGCAGGACTAAAGACTGTCCCTCAGATTTGGCATGATGGGCACCACGTAGGTGGCTGCGCTGAACTCTACAAATATCTAGAGGAGTTAGACGAATGATTGCTGCAAAGCCACGAGGTAAGCGGGTAACGAAGTACAAGAATGCAGAGGAAGAGTCTGTAGGTAAACTAGTACCAATCCTCCCCCGCAATGAAAATCAGCGTTCTTACCTAGAGGCTCTAAAGAAAAGCAGTCAGGTTATCGCTCTAGGCCCAAGTGGTTGCAAGACTGGGGATACCGTTATTGCCTACAATAGGGGTAAGAGACACGGTGTTCGTAAGATCACTCTGGAAGACTTCGTGAAGAAGTTCAATGGTGAACCCGGCGTAAGGTTGCCCTTCAAGAAGCAGGCTGATACCTTTGTACATTCGTACAATCAAGAGACTGGTGAAATCTTTCTGAACAAGGTTATCGGTGCTTGGCGGACGGGTTACAAGGAGGTCTTGAAAATTACTACAGAAGACTGTGGTTTTGTCAAGATCACTAAAGATGATAAAGTCTTGCTAGAAGATGGCTCTTTCAAGGTAGCCAAAGAGGTTGTTGTTGGGGATCGTTTGCTCTGTAAGGGGGACTTTAAGTGTCCTAAGACAGACCGCGCCAAGAAAAAGGAGACAAAGAGAAATCGAGTTGTTGTGGAGGGATTGAAGTACTATGAAGGTGGTTGGGATAAAAAAGTCCACTGCCACAAAGTCAACAAGACTTACCTCTACAAAAGAAGCCACAAAGCAAGGCTAGTTCTCGAAGCAGACCTAAACAACATCTCTTATGAGGAGTACATCTTTGCACTAAAGGAAAACCCTAATCACACGTACAAAATACTTCTGGATGCAGACTTAGAGATTCATCACAAAGATGGTGTTGTGACTAACGACTCTCTAGATAATCTTGAGGCTCTGACTAAGGCAGAACATGCTAGGTTGCACTACAAAGACGGTGGACAAGAAAACTTTGGTAGGGTTTACAAGAAAATCTCTACTGTTGTCTCCGTAGAAGACTTGGGGGTACTTGAGGTCTTTGACCTATCTATGCAAGCACCACACCATAACTTTGTAGTCAATGACGGTATAATCACCCACAACACAGGGAAGACTTGGATACCAGTTACCTTTGCTTGTAACCTCTACCTTGGGCGTAAGATCGACAAGATCATCCTGACTAGGCCAGCAGTCTCTGTAGGTAAGTCTCTAGGCTCTCTCCCGGGTGACATGAATGAGAAATATGCCCCTTGGCTATCGCCTCTCCTGAGTGTCATGGAAGAACAGATGGGTAAGGGTGTAGTCGAGACTAGTGTCAAGAATGGCAACATTCGTATGAGCCCATTAGAGTTTATGAGAGGGTCATCCTTCAATGACGCCTTTGTGATCTGCGATGAAGCCCAGAACCTGACTATCGAAGAACTGAAGATGTTGACTACAAGGATTGGTGAGAACTGTACCTTTGTCCTCTCTGGTGACATCCGTCAGTCAGATATCAAGCAACAGTCTGGCCTATCTAAGGCTATCCACCTAGCCAAGAAGTACCAGATGGATATCCCTATCATCGAGTTTACTCTTGACGATGTGGTTCGTAGTGATATATGCAAGCAGTGGGTAGCTGCTTTTTATGAGGAGAATCTCTGATGACTCTTAATGTTGGTGATACTGTCACCTTGAACGATGACAATCGTAGTCTCGGCTATGGTGTAGTGGACAAACTGTGTGCTACTGGTGCCCTAGTTACCTTTGAGGGTTTCCCGGAGAGTGTTTGGTATAACTACAAGAACCTACGGAAGTACGCAGATTGGGAGAATGCAGCTTGGAATGCGCTTATGCAACAGAGTGATCAACTGAATGACTTCTTCCAGCAAGATGAAGCCCCACCTACTGATGCTGTGAATAACCCTGATCATTACAACTACGGTAGTATTGAGTGTATCGACTACCTCAAGGACAACATGTCGTGGGAAGGCTACACAGGCTATCTGGAAGGTAACTGTAAGAAGTACATGCACCGCTGGCGCTACAAGCAGAAACCTCTGGAAGACCTCAAGAAGGCCCGCTGGTATCTGGATCGTCTGATCTCAGAGCTAGAACAAGAAGACTAGTACAAATGAAAAAAGCCCGTAAGCTAGGATTTTAGGTCCTGACTTACGGGCTTTTTTATTTATGCACTATTTATTCTGAGGGATGGCTCTTGTAGATGTCAAGGATGTCACGTTTGACTTCTTTCAAGTCAGTCTGAATGTCCCGCATAATCTCACGGTCTTCATTACGTCTTTCATCCCTTGAGGCTACTTCTTTCTGTAGGAGGGCAATCTGTTTCTCATTTGTGAGAACCCTACGGACGAGCCAAGTACCGGCTGAGAATACAGCAGCAACTGCACTCCCAATAATGTATTCCAAATAGTTCATCTCTTAAATAGCCCTCTTATAAACCTAGAGATTTCATTAGGGGATGGTAGCAACCACCCAAGGATCAGAAGCAACATCATCCAGAGTGGAGTTTGTTGGATCGTAACTTCTTCGATGTTATCTGATGTTATAGGAGAGGTCTGTTGAACTATGTCACGTCCTGCTTCCGTATTGATTTGATTACCTACAAGTTGCTGGGTGTTCTCTTTCCCTGCTTGTACATTGGCTGCTACGTTAGGTCCACCGCCCGTTAGGAAGCCCAAGGGACCACCACAAGCAGTTAGGGCTAGTAGGGCTACCAAGATCAGTAGACGCACCTCACAGCCCCTTCCTACAGAGCGTAACCTTGCTGTCTGCCCTACGGTTCTCTAGGCCCTTGATAGTCCTGCCACCAGCTTTGACCCACTTACCGAGTTTGTTACAAGACTCTTTGTATTTACCCTGATTAGCCAATTTCATCATAGTGGATTTACAGACTGCCCCAGTTCCGACATTGTATGCCAATTCCAGAAGGGATGCTTGGACACCTACAGGGATATTCTTGTTAATCATGCAAGGTTGTAGTTTGGCATAGAACTCTGATACGCCAACCTGTAGCATGGCAAGACACTGTTCTTTGGTGTAGGTGTCCCCCATCTTGACACCACGGGTCTCCCCGTAGCAGACAGTAGGGACCCCAACAATGTCCTTGTAGGTTGTAGTCTCTAAACCTTCCCACTTAGCGATAAATGGGGTGGCCGTGGCAATAACTACAGCAGCAACGCCAGCAGTTAGTTTTTTACTTAGGAACATTGTTAGGGTATCCTTACAAACATGACTGTGTGTTTTATTATTCTGGAATATCTTCCCAACCAATAGCCACACAATCTGGTCCCCTGTCTGGAAATTGAGCTAGGTAACTCTCTTTATTATCACAGACCACAACCGAACCATCTTCAAAGGTAACTGCGATCACTTTTGTGATGTAGTTATAAGAGATTTCCATGATCAAAGCGCCCTATAGCTGAAGATGAAGTTGTAGAATACGCTGCTCGTTGTAGTTGGCTTAAATCGGAACAGAGCTACGTCCAAGGTTGAATCAGCCAAGAATGACCCAGCCACTCCGTAAGACCCGG